CAGCAGAGCCAAACATTCCGAGTGGATCGGACCAGCCAAAGCTATAACGCTCACGAGACTTGTAACGAACGTTACCAGTATCGAAATCGCCGTCCATGCTGTTGCTCAAAGGAGTACGAACAAAGTGCTTCATACCATTTGGAACATCAGTTGTCAGGAACCAAGCATTAGTATCGGTCAAGAAGTGGTTAACAGCGTAACCTTCAGAGACAGAACCATTGTTCTTGATAGCGTTAATGTCATTGTCGTTTGTACCAACACGCAATTCAGTTTCGAGCAAACGAGTTGACACGAACTGTAATGCTGGTGGAACAACCAATTTCTTAGGCTTAGCAGCGATCAAGAGACCACGCTCATCTGTCCAAGCAGCGATTTGAATTACAGCGGCTTCTAAAGAAGTCTCATTCAAGTCAGCAGGAGTAGATGGAACGTTGCTGTTTGTACCGCCAGATACCAATGGGTGTGATGCGCTGAAGAGTGGAACGCCGTCGCCACCGTTGTAACCAGTGGTGAAGCCGTTATTCAATACAGCAGCAGCTTTAACTTGCTTGGTATAAGCCATAGCACGAGCCAAAGACTTGGTATAACGAGCTGATAAAGAATCGTAGAGGTTGTCTTCGATTGCTTCTTCAGTCAAGCTAAAGCCCAAGGCAATAGTTTCGTGGTTGTAGCGAGCTGTCCATGCTTCTTGAGCATTGTCATAAGCGATGGCTGAGCCTTCGTTTTTGACAGGTGCTGCAGAGAAACCTGACAGTTTTGTTTCTTCTTCAAATGAACGCTCAGAGGTCTCTGTTTCATAGATCTCTTTGTGTTCTTCGCCGTAGCGGGCATACTCAAGTCCAAACAAGGCATTGAGTCCGGGTAATAGCTCTTTTAGGAGCTGCGCACGAGAAATAGCCATTTAAAGCTCCTTATAGATAATTCTGGGCAGCTGCCAACAGAATTTGTGGGTTGTTCAACTTCACGATAACTTCTGTGAAGGCATTGTTGCCGCTAGCTGTTTCTGGAACAACTGCTACTACACGAACTGGAAGTGCTGCTGCATTGCCAGTACCAGAAGTAGGAACAATAACAGATAAACCAGAATTACCTGTAGTAGTAGAGCCTGTACCTTGACGGATAGACAGGTTTGTACCAACAACAGAAGCGTTAGCAGTAGTTACAGTAGTGTTACCAGAGAAGGTAATAGCTACTTTAAATGCTGCTTGTGAATCGTCAACAATATAAGCTACAGCAGAACTAGCAGCAGAATTACCTGGGTAATACTGAGCTTGTACAGTCTGTTGCTGTGAGTTAACGTACTGAACACCTACAAATACACCATAAGTGAGGTTTGCTGTGTTGTCAGTTGTAGAGTCAATAGTTACAGTTGACTTGATGATGCTACCACCCTTGACCATAACGATGTCGCCGTTGAAGATCGCAGTATTATAAGTACTGGCAATCGGCAGTTGACGTGTAGCCCCAGCATAGGGCATAAAGTCAACACGGTTAATCGCTTCTAGACCATAGGGAGCAGAAATGGTTGGATAAGCCATTTAATTCTCCTAATAAGTTAAAAAGTTAATTGTTACCTTTGCCAAAGCTAGTCGTGGATTTGTTCTCTTTAAAGAGTGGCATCCTTGGGTCGCTTTGACGCATCAAGTTATTGTCTACTGCATCAGTCTGAGATGCGCTTTGCTTGGCGTAATAAGCGTTACGCTGCTCTACAAACTCAGTTGGTGTCTTACACAATAACAAGCCGCCGATCTCAATGTTGTCTTTAAAACGACTTTGAGGATCAACTAACAGTTGAAATTTGGGTTGTTCTTCTATGCGTACTGGCTCCCAACCTTCCCGTAATTTAGCGGAAAGATTGCGTGGGTCAGCAGTATTCAAGTTTGCAACACGTACCCAGCGATATGAATACCCAGCCTCTTTATCAGGCTCAGGAAGTAACTCAGGTTGCGCCCACTGTTGAGGACGTTCAAAAGTTGCTCTAGTATCTACATCACGTTTTATTCTTGCTTCAGCCATTTTGGGCCTCCAATTTAGTTAGTTCACGGGCATACTGCTCTGGGGTTAAACCCAGTTTCTTCGCTAATGCGACTTGGGTTTTACTAATACGAATCTTTTTCGGAGACGTACTTCTGGTTGCCGGAGCGACGACCGTACTAGCTTTAGGCCGATTAACCTTAGCGGGTTCATCAGTCTCTACTTCTTGTTCACCTTCAAAATTCTCAGGAAAACGTTTTCGCATCGTTTTATCAATGCTTTCGTAGTAGTCATCAGATCCAGCCGGGATCCCATTACGTACTAATTTTTCGTGCAAACCAAGCGCCAAGCTGGTCATTTCTTCATCTGAACCAAACCAATCGTTCTGCTTTTGCCATGCAACAGCTTTACGATCTGGCGCATTTACTTGCGGTTGTGGTATTTGTACATCAAATTGTTCTTCTTGAGAAGCTTTTTTAAACTGTGGTTGATAATTTTCTGCTTTATCCATCCGAAACTTCGCATTTGTCATGCGTTCTTGGGCTTCTAATAGCTTATCAGCGTCACCAGATTCATAGGCGGACTTGAAATCTTGCTTTGCCGACTCTAATTCTGACAATGCTGCACTTTTTACAGTGTCAACATACGCAGTTTCGCCGTTATGAAGGCGTTCTTTGAGCATTTTGTTCTCAGCCAACGCTTTTTTAGCTAGGTTAATAGCTTCTTGCTGTTCCCTTTGGGCAGCTTCCTTCTCACGACGCTCTTGATGGTAGACCTTTTTCGCTTCTTTCAAAGCGGTATTCTGATCATTGTTGAATTTCTCTAGATCTTCTTCTTCTAGAGCTTCAACTACCTCTGGATTGACAGCCTTACGGTTGCGATCCTGGGGAGGTACATCATTTTCAATTTCAATCTCGAACTCTTCGCTAGATTCAGTGTCAGGCTTTGCCTTTACTTCATCAGGAAACTCGAATTCTTCTAATTCCATTTTATTTTCAGCCATTTATAGCTCCTTAAGCACGAGTAATGCCCCGTGGATCCTGTACTACGGCTTCCACGACGTCATCGTTGATCATTCTGAACTCACGACCATGAATTAACAGGCGTGTTCCAGCGTTTGGTCTGACAATTACAAAATCACCCTTTTGACACCATGCACCGTTGGGGAATCTTTTCTCATCTTTATAGCAATCAGGCCCCATTTCGACCACAAATAGTACTGTTGCCAGTTTTTCTTCATAGTTAATGGTTTGGTCTGACTTTAATAGACCGCTGTCATACTCTTCTTCAACTTCTGGGATAGCGCAAAGGATGCGATAGCCTGAAGGAGTAGGGAGTTGTTGTGCTTTTTCTTCTGGAGCTTTATCCAGTAATGCTGATAAATCTACTGCTCGATCTAATGCTAAGTGGTCACTCATCGGAGTTCTCCATATTTTTCTGAAGGTCTAGGGTTATTGCACAGGCGGACTCTAGACCTCGAATTTGTCCGCATGTGTACTTATATTCCTCAAAGCTCGTGCAGCTACCTCTTTTTAATGCCTCACTGAGCATTTCAATTCGGTCTCTAGCTTCTTTGAGTACTACATCTAAAGGATCCATTAATTACCTTTCGTTGGTTTCTCCTTGGATATTTGGTTTACAGCCTTGGCAATATCCACACCAAGTTTCGTATGCTCAATCTCATTTTGCATCGTGAGTTGAGTACGATCTTTTTCAAGCTTAGTTGCATTTTGCATTGAAGCAATGCGCTCTTGAGAGGCTATACGTTCCCGCTCAATTTGCATTTGTTCTGCTTTTGCTTGTGCATCAATCTGAACTTTTTGTTGAGATGTTTGTGCTTCTTGCTGCTTGATTTGCAATTCAGCTTGCTGGATCTGTAATATCGGATCTTGAGCTTGCTGTTGTGCTTGTTGCTGTGCAACTTGTGATTGGCTTTGTTGCAACAGTTTTTGCGCTGCAGGTGCGGCCAAACGGGCAATTTGCAATTCGACTTCTTCTGGTACTTCGTAGTCGTCTTCTTCTGAGTATGGGATTGGAACGCCAATCATTTGCTCCATCTGACGACGATATTCGTAACCAATATGTTCTTGAATGTGAGACATCATTGCGCCCAGAATCATTTGCGACTGTGGGTTTTGACCCATCATCTGCATAATTTTTGGGTCTTGCATTGCAGCCATATGAACAGTAATATGGGCTTCATGGTCTTGATAAATAAATGCCTTGAGTGGTTCCATCTTAAATGCAGCCATATTCTCAGAGATTGGATCTCTTGGTTTCTGGTCGTCTGGCATTGGTACTAATTTATTAGCATCCTTTAACCCAAGAACATCTAACATCTGACGATGCAGTAATGGCATGTTGTAAAGCTGAGGTGCAGACTGAGCTAATTGAAGAGCAGCTTGATACTGCATAATCTTCTGACTCATTGTTGCTGCATTTGGATCACTTACTGGAATGACATCGACATCATCGTAGTCAGACTTCTTAGCAGAGCGGCGTCCTTCTGATGGCTCATAGCTATAATCTTCAGGAGTGTAGTCAGCGATAATTTTCTTTAATAGCTTAAACTCTTGCTTCATCGAATAATGGATACGGGCTTGTACCGCAGACATTACTTTTAAAGTTCTTTCCAAGATTGCAAGGGTTGTCCCTACTGGGGTATTCCCTGACATATCCGCAACCTTCATATCGGCAGCAGAAGCAAAGCGACGACCTTCATCAACGATCTTATCTAACAAGCCAGCCAGAACCATTGAAGGTTCTTTGTATGGCAACGGCATAATGTTATCTTTCATCGTGCCTGATGGAACATCTACATCACGGAACTCACCTGGAGCTATCGGTGTGTCATCACCTTTGACTCGCAAGCCACGGGTCTTAAAGCCACCTGGCAGATTCGAGAGTGATCCTGCATCGACAAGCTGGCGCAAAATGGAAGTACCAGATTTAGCAAAAGCGCCGATAAGATGGATAAGGCCAAAACAATAAAAACCAAAGCCGGGAATATACCCGTAGTGAACGAAGTGCTGACGCTTTTTAAATGTCTCATCATCTGGGTTCCAATTTCTGCGGATCGCTAATACAGTATTCGATCCTTTTTCGATTGTTACTACATAAGGAAGAGCAATGCCAGTAGGTTCACCTTCATCGTCTTTATGCTCGTAACCAGCTAAATCGATGTTTACGTGCATTTCTAAAACTTTATAACGATCATCAGATGAAGCTCTAAAGCCAAGCTTCTCTGCAATTTTCTTTTCTACTTCATCTAATACGTTATCAGGAGTTCCTAGGTCGATATCTCGGTAGAAACCCGAATGCTGTAGACGGAGTAAATCATTCTCTGTCTTACGCATTACATGGGTTACACGCTCTGCCGACTCTAAGTTTGAAGCGCCGTAAGGAACAACGATATCTTCGGCAGGAACAAACATAGATACTTGACGGTCTAAAGAAGGATCAAAGTACACTTTCTTAAATGCGTTACCAGCAATACCTAAACTCCATAACATTCTTTCATGCTCAGGGCGATATTCTTGCATGACATCTGTCAACTGATAGTTCATATCAGCCGTTACACGTTCAGCAGCATCTTTCTTTGCTGGTGTTTCTTTACCAATGATCTGAGTCTTTACAGGACCAGAAGCTGGGAAAGTAGACATCATGGTTTCTGCTTGGAACTTCACTACTGCTTCGGATAGGAGTGGATGATAGACTCCACAAGCACCTTCCCATGGTTCAGTTCTTTCTTCAATCTTTAAACCAAGAAGTTCTAAACCATCAACATAAGTTTGAATCCAATCTTTGCGGGAAGAGATGTCATTGTCATAGTCGCCAATTAAATCACCAGCCATTGAAGACAATTCACCTTCATCTATGAATTCGGCTAAGTTGGCATCAAAGTCGTCTTCGCCTTCTTCCATTGGTTCAATTTCAATTTCCAATCCATCTATACCGATTGTTACTGATTCGGGATCTACAATCTCGATC